AAGGTATATTAATACAGATACCTATGTCACTATTAAGTGCATGAAAGAAAATTCAATCATTGGTTTTTTATGCGCTTATGCGTCACCACAGATATTCAATAACAATTGTGGGATCATGAATGTTTTTACAATACAGGCCAAACCCGGACTGCCAAGCATAACCAAAGGACGTGTTATAAATGCATTTAGGGTGTTTATTGAAGATATATGTAAAAAAGTAGGAATACAATTAATCAATTTTCAGGCAATGATTAGTAATGATTTATCAAAATATTTAGAAAAACATAACTATAAAAAAGGCGATATTTTATTATACAAGGAGGTAATTTAATATGGGAGCATTAGCACCAATAGGTATGGAGATAGGCAAACAGGCAGCGATAGGGGTGGGGTCTTCAATGTTAGCCAGTGAAGCAAACAAGGCACTTGGACAAACTCAAAAATCAGGTATACAAGCCAGTCAGCTATCACCAGCTATGGGTAACTATCTTGAAAAGTCTTTAGCTCAACTTGAAGAAGAAAAAAGACGCAAACAAATGTTAGATAGCAGAAGTTTAAATTATAATCCCAATAAATTCGGAGGGTATGCATAATGAGTGGATCAAGCGAAGAAAGAAAAATAAGTGATGCTCAAATTGCAGAACAAAGAAGACAGTTTGATTTAAATTTACAACAACAATTAGCACAGCTTAGAGGTCAACAGCTAGGCCAAGAAGAAGCACTTGGAAGAGCGCAAGATATTTATGGTCAAGCCAGTGGCCGTTTTGGAACATTACAACAGGCAGATATACCAGAGCTTACAGGAACGCCAGAAGCCATTACCCGATTACAAGGATTAATACGAGAAAGAGCTTTACCAGAGCAACAACAAGCATTAAGCAGAACTAAACTAGCACAACAACAGGCAGGAGTTAGAGGCCCAGAAGCTGCATTAATGGCGCAACAACAAGCCACCAAAATGGGAACTGATTTAGCAAGGGCAGCGGAAGAAGTAGCACTTAAACAAGCATTGTCTGATCGTGGATTAAGGCAACAAGAAGCATTAAGACGACAACAGTCAGCAGAAGAATTCCAAAAACAACAAGCATTAGCTGGATTAGGTCAGGCACTAACGCCAGTTCAAAAATTTGCAGAGAAAAAACCAGATTTATTAAAAATAAATAAAAAAGCCCCTGGGTTTGTTCAAGCAGTAGTTGCAGGTGAAAACAAAAGAAGATTAAAAAATAGTTTAAGTAATTATTAAGGGATTTAACATGAATCAAGGAAATGTAAGAAATAAAGTTAATTTTTCAAAAGTAGAGCCTAGACCAAGTAATGACAATATCCTTTCACAGTTTTTAGGAAGTATCGGTAGCATTGGACAAGGGGTTGGCGAAGCAGTGGGGCAAGTTGGAACTGGAATTGCTGGGGGGATCGGCCAAGGCGTAAATCTTATCGGGCAAGGCATTGGTGAAATGAATAAAACGCCAGAGGGGAGACTTGCATTGCGTGAATTGGTGGGGGCAGCACTAAGAGGCGTAGGGCAAGAAGATTTAGGTACGGGAATACAACAATACGCACAGCGTGTTTATCAACCAGAAGCACAACGGGCATTGTATGAGACACAACAAAAGGCAGAAGCAGAAAAAGCAGAAAGAGATCGAGATCAAAAATTAATAGATGAACAACGCAAAAGACAACAGCAAATAGAAGATGCATTGTTTCTAGATTTAAAGAAAAAAGAGCAAGATCCCAAAGAGGCTAGATTTAAAGCTCGAAAGCAAGCATCACATGAAGTATTAACTAAGTTTGAAAATAAAGAAAACCCATACTATGAAAATACTAAAAAGTTTTTAAAGGACCAAAAGGTTCCTTATTTGTTTAAATCTGATGAATATAAACAGATAGAGCAAGCACAGCGTGATTTTGTTAATGCTGTTTTGCGTGAAGAGTCAGGTGCAGCAATCGCAGAATCAGAATTTGAAAATGCAATAAAACAATATTTTCCACAACCTGGTGATACTGCTGAAGTTGTAAAGCAAAAGCAAATAAACAGAGAGCAACAATTTGAAAAACTAGATAATGAAGAGCCAAAATTGACAGGCGGGTTTAAATTTCTTGGAGTTGAGTAATGCCAATTTATAAAGTACAAGCACCTGATGGCAGAATAATGAAAATAGAAGGTGATTCGCCACCATCACAAGCTATTGTTGAAGAATATTACAAAAACTTACCTCCAATAGATACTGCAAAAGAAGTAGCACAAGAACCAACACTAATGGAAAAAATACGTGGTATATCACCATTAGAAGTTATAAAAGAAACGCCAAAACAAGTCGTTAGTGATATTGCAAGATTAGCGCCTATTGCAGCGTTACCTTTTTCTGGTATAGGGTTAGCTGGGCAAGCTGCAATAACTGGAGGCAGCCGAGTTATTGGCGGGCTAGCCGAAGGTGAGGGCGTACCTCAAGCATTAAAATCAGGTGCTATAGCAGCTGGAACTGAATCAGCAATAGGAAAAGGTTTAAAACTTGCAAAGCCAGTAGCTAAAGCATTAGAAAAACCAGCAAAAGAAACAGCAGCTTTTGTTGGTAATATTCTTAGTTCAGTACCTAGAGAATCAATAGAAAAAGCATTAAGCAATCCAAAAATATTAAAAACAAAAGATACTTATAATCAGCTAGGAAAAAAAGCAAAAGAGGGTTTGCAAAAGTTATTGAAAGAATCAGGCACACGAAAAAAACAAGAAACAAGAATTTTAAAGCAATCTGAAAAGCAATTTGATTTATCAACATTCGTAAATCGTCAAAAACAACTGCTTGAAAAGAAGGCAGGACAACAAAGCGTATACACGCCACAAGAAAAAGTAGATATTAATGAAATTTTGGATAATGTAAAAAGAGAGCGTAGCCCAGAGGGATTGCGAGAAATTATGGACCAGATTGACAATACAAGCCAATTGTATAAAGACCCCGCAACAGTTTCTAAAAGAACCACAAAAGGCGACAAAAAATTAAAAGAAATAAGCAACAAAATTAGATCGCAATTAAAAGCTGAGGTTAAAGGAGTTTCTGAGCTCAGAGAGCAAACTAAAGAGGTGCTTGAAATTAAAGAGATCCTTGGGAAAAAATTAGCAAAAAACAAAGACGCTTCAAAGCTTTTAAAAAGACAACAAGATGATGTTACACAAGAAGCGTTACAAAAATTAGATGACTTATTGCCTGAATCCAATAAATTTTTGAATAAAGCAGAAAATATAAAAATTAAAGAACAGTTTAGCAAAATTTTCCCTGGGCAAGGCGGTGGGTCAGGTGGTGCCGAGGGAATAGCCAATTTATTACGTGTTGGGGCAGGTTTAGCAACAACCCCAGTGGCATTACCTTTTATTAGCCCAGTTGCACAAAAAGCAGCTATCGGAACTTTGCCAGCAATTGGAAAAGGCTTACAGGTAGCAGGAAGGGCAATCCCAAAAGCTGCAGCAATGGCAGTTACACCAATAGAAAGACAAGAAAGCGGAGGCATAGCCCCGAGATCATTACAACAAATTAAAAAGGAGCGTGGACTATAATGGCAGTACCAAGTGCAAGTGATTTTAATAAATGGAGTGGAACCAAGTTTACCAATACCGATTGGGATCAGAACGTAGACAAAACAGTCGAAATATTAGCAAACGGTAATTATGACCTTAATGTGGCACAAGTAACAGCTACAAGTTACGTTGGTATACCATCCGATCAGTTCTCAACAATAACAGCAGGTGAAAACTTAACAGCCGGTGATATTGTAAGAATTAGTGGCGGACAGGCGTATAAGGCAGACAATTCAACCAGTGGCGGTATTACAGCGGTTGTCGGTGTTTGCAATACAACGGTGTCCAGTGGTGGAACAGTTAAGATTGATTATGGGTTTTATAATTCGTTTAGTTCATTAACAGCCGGGACTATATACTATATTGGAACAAGCGGAGCGATAACAGCAACGAAGCCAAGTTTATATCCAGTAGAAATTGGCCGAGCGGTTAGTGCAACAAGAATTAATTTAAATTTTAGAGAAGATGACAAGCCTACTGGAACAATTATAACCACAGCATTAACGTCAGCCCCTAAAGGGTATATTGAATGTGACGGGTCAGCGGTTAGCAGAACAACACACGCACGTTTATTTGGGGAGTTAGGCGTTATATATGGGAATGGCGATGGAAGTACCACGTTTAACTTGCCTGATTATAGAGGCCAATTTTTAAGAGGGTATGATAACACAGCAGGAACAGACCCAGATGCTGGATCACGTACTGATCGAGGCGATGGCACGACAGGCGATGCAGTAGGTACTAAGCAAGATGATGCATTCCAAGGCCACGCACATAATTGGTTAGCAACATTTACATTAAATTCAGGAAGCGGAGGACATATCGATCTAGATGATGGTACTCCCTCAGCTAATATACCACCGGCTTATCAACAAGGGTACGTGTCAGATGGAACAAATGGAACTCCAAGAACAACCTCAGAAACACGCCCAACAAACATAAACGTCATGTATTGTATAAAGCTATAAAATGGAACTACTAAGATACGCCCCATCGCTATACACATTAATACAAACCGCATCTGGACAATTTTTTGTTGTATTTTTTGCTTATGTCGTAATGGGGGTGTACATTTATCGAATGTTCAACGAAATTAGCACAATCAAAAAAAACATGGAAAAGTATAAAGAACAGACCGATGAAGCAATCAAAAGCGTATTAACTGAATTAAAACAGGTCAGCCGTGTCGTTTATAAAATGGCAGGCAAATTGGAGATAGATTAATGATAAAAGTACACTTTCACAAAAAAAAATACAAATGGTGGAATCCCATTAAATACACAACAAGTATAATTAAAATACGTTCAAATGATGTTTATTATCATGTCAGTTTTGAAGAAAGTGAAATTTTTTATGAATCTGAGTTTTTTAGTGGGGTATCAAGCTTTATTCATCCAAGAAATGATATAGCGCACACAATACAATTAAACATCGACAAAAAAACAACACAAAAAATTGTTAAAGAATTTAGGTCAATGCTTGGTAAAAAATATGATTTGTTTGGTGTTATATTTGGATTTTTTGGCTACAAAGTACATGATAGCAATAAATATTTTTGTTCAGAATTGTTTTTGCCAATCTTAAAACATGCTTATGGCATCACTAAAAATGACTTAAAAACAAACCTAAGCCCTAAAGATGTGCGAATGATATGTTTGGGGTTAATTGCAAATATTACATAATATAGTGTATTAAGTGCAATCTAAGCTCAACAGTCTCAAGGAAACATCATTACAAGTTATAACTGATATAGGCATAAATATGTGTATTGCAGTGCCCTTGGCACGTTTTTTGCATAATGTTGAAAGTAAGGCCATTTTAGACATTATGGTCATTATGACAATCATAAATTTTGGGAAAACTTATGCAATTAGAAGGGCAAACGAAAAAAGAGTCAATTAACACATTGAAAAATAAATGTGATGCGATGCACAATAAATTATCAAGTATTGAGTCAATGACAGCGAGTCGATGGAACAATATAGATGTTGTAATCAATAAATTTGTGATAAGTGTTTCTATACTACTTGTGCTTAATTGTACAATACTAGCTATTTTGTTTTTCGCATTTATTTAAAATAAATTTTATATCATCACAGAAATTAGACGCGTCGCCTAAGTATATTTGAAACCCCTCGTCTTTTTTTGGAACTATATTTTTAAGGACCAAAGCGTTTGTAATATTGCAATCATTAAACTTATATTTTTTTTGTAATATATCTTGAATTGGTTTTATTGGGTTGTCCCAGTCTGCCCTATTAGTAGAAAAATTAAAAATGAAGATAATATAATACTTATCATAATTAATTTCGTAATTAGGCAGTGTATACATCAGTATTTTCTCATAGTCTTTGTATGCTGGCGTTTTAAATCTTCTTCCTTGCCAGCATTCATTAACACTTAACAATTTTATTTTTTTTTCTATTTTTAGCATTGGTTGACCTGTATGTTATAATATTACTTGTAATCTCATCACACACGGCAAGTCCCCTGTGGCTTGCCACTAAATTTAACTCATCATACGAATTGCAAGGTTATTGCGATCTAGCAATATTTGCCTTGTTTTTTCTAAATCTTGAATACTATAAAATGTGCCTTCACAATTGGCATCGAGCATATAATCAGAATTAATTTTTTGTAAGTATTTTAAAACGTAATTGTTAAAAAATTTATCTGCCTCTTTATCTGAATAGCCTATCGTTTTCATTTCTTGTATTGCTTGATTTTTCAGCAATACTTTTCTTAAGTCGCCGACATATGCGCGCATTAATACACTAGGGCATGCTTCATACAAAGACTTTTGTATTTTTATGTTTTCAAGTGCATAGTAAGTTGATATAGTTTTAATGTTCATTTTTGTTTCCTAATTATAAATTAGTAATCATAGTCGCCACCTTGCCTTTAACTTTTACATCAATATCACCGCCTTTCATTTTTATTGTTACGTTATCGCCGCAAAATTTTCTAAAATTAGAAACCAATGCGACTGCACATGCGCCTGTACCGCACGACTGCGTTTCGCCTACACCACGCTCAAAAACACGAACGTATATCCCGTCGTCTTTAACACATGCAAATTCTAAATTTACGCCATCAGGAAAAAATAATTCCCCCAGTCCATTCTTAGCCCCTTGAATTTCCTTTGCTAAATCCTCGCTAACCCATTCCAGGTTTTTAACGAAAACGACGGCATGCGGATTCCCGACAATAATCGGATCAACTAAATACCATTTAATAAGCGTATGTGTATATAGCGTAGCCGGCACCATACTTATATGTAACTTACCACTTACGATCTTAGTTCTTATGATTCCCGCTTCCGTTTCAATGTTAATCTTTTTACTTTTATTTATATCATTCTCACGTAGATATTTAATAATGCACCGTATTGCGTTGCCGCACATCTCGGCAGTAGTCATGTCTTTATTAACTATTATCATTTTGTAGTCGGCTTTTTTAGACGCATACAGTTCAATATAGCCGTCAACGCCGTCTTCAAACCTTTGCAAAGGCTCTTTATTATCGCGAGTATAGTCATGAATAGCAAATGTGTTGCCGTCTGCGCTGTATATCATTTGTACTCCTTTAATAGTTCTTTAAGTGGATTTGTATTACTAAGCATTGGCTTTCGCGCCTCAATGTATACTGTGCTTGACCCTGCAATTTGTTTTATTCTGTGTTTATTAGGGCTTTCAATAAGCTCGATCTTTTTATTTCTTAAATCCTTGTAAAGCTCTTTAGCTTCTTTTTCTATAAACACCCAATGTTCAGCTAGACAATCCTCACATCGTTGCTTTCCAATAATCTGTTTAATGGTGTATACGTCATCATCAATAGGATTCCAGTCATAGT